CATTGATATGCATATTCCCCACTTATGCTAGAAGGAATTTGCCAATATAAAGTTCCTGATATTTTACCTTGGGCAGCAGAGCCTGTGCTAACCGTTCCATCTGTAGCAACGTGAATTAATCCTGTATCATAGTTTGCTGAACCTGAGGCAGTTTTAATTAAAAATGGATGCCCTTCTACATCTAAGTTAAAAGCAATTGTAGTTCCAGCAGTTACATAAATTGTTGGATTATTTCCTGAGTATTGATTATTAATTAAGTAAGCCATACTTGCTTGAGTTACTTCTAGTCTAGTAGTTGCAGGATAAGCAATTTCATTAATAGTTATACCAGAAAGTATTGCATCCGTTGTTGCGTTAAAAGATAGGTCTAAAACTCCCCAAGAGGCTGCTGAGCCATCTGTTGTTAAATACTTTCCAGAATTTCCAGATTGAGATGGCAGGGCATCAAGTGTAGCCCATTCTATTCCATCTCCAGCAGAATTAACCTTAAGAACTTGATTTGAAGATCCTAATAATCCATCAAGAAGTGTCTCTCCAAAAATACTAAGGTCATCAATAATTGTAATATCGTTGTTGGCTAGTAAAGAATCTACTGTTAATGGCTCAGTAGAGTAAAGGTGGTTTAGTTTATTAAGTCCCACTTTTTTCTCCTATTATGCCTGGGCTTCAGTCCAAGAAAGCCTTCCGTTAACCGTAGCACTTGTTACACCAGAACCAGAAAGGTTTCTGATTGCTATTGTTACGATGTCTGGTCCATCTGGATAAATATTAAATTCATTTGTTGAGGTAGCATTTGTTGTTCCTCCGCCTAGAATTGAATTTCCTAAATCTCTAACCAAACTAAGATCTTGCTGAACAACGTTTGCTTCACCAGACTGAGACGATACAAAGAAGGAGAAGATTGGTTCTCCACCAACCAAAGTTGTGTTTGCTGCGTGATAACAAACTTGAGCCAAGCTTGATCCACCAACATTTGTCCAAGTGTTTCCAGATGCAGTATTAAGTTTTGGATTTAATATAAGTTCTACAAGGAAGGCTCCTGGATTTCCAGAAGTTCCTGCAACCAGACTTAAAACATCCATTTGTCTTAAAGTCAGCTGCATTCTATTAATAAGCTCTCTTTCTCCAAGAACTCCAACTACTCCATTATCTACAGATGGAGCAAGTCTTAAGCTAAGAAGAGCAGACCTTGTTGTTGTACTTCTTGGTACAACTACACCAGTTTTCATACCTGCCTGGAATACAAAAGACTTATCATCATCGTATCCACCATCCATAATTACAGATGATCCCCAGTGACTTGTTCCAGTTGCATATTGTCTAGAATACAGGTCTACTCTTACTGGAGCAGTTGCTGAATAAGTAAATGATTGTGCAGTTCCATTACCTCCACCAGTATCACCAGAAACTGGATTAATGACTACGTTGCTTAGGGCTCTTGTTAGACCTGTAAAGGTTGTTGCTGTTTTTCCTGTGTAAGAAATATATTCAATTTCTTGTCCAGTATTTCCAGCCTTTGTAACAGAAAGGGTTCCAGATGTTGGGAATCCTGAAGTACTGCTAACAGACATAGTGGTAGCAACGTTTGAAAGTGATGCTGAAAGTTTTGTAACTGGTGCATCCGCTGCTGCCTCATAACGTGATGGAAGGTTTCCAGAACGCATGTAAGCTTCTGTTTTAACATTTGCATGTGTCATTCTGTGGCAATATACAACTTCTCCACGCTCGTCTTTAAATCCAAATCTAATTGCACCTGCACCATACCATGCGTAATCAATATAGAACATTTGCATTTTAGATAGGTCTATGGTTACTCCAGATGGACCAGTTCCATCCATTTGATCAATATTCCAATCAGACTGAGGAACCTTAGTATCGACAACTTTACTTACAATTCCACCAGAGGTTACTGTCTGACCACGGTATTCTGGGAATACATACATTTCTGTATTACTTGTAATTGACTGAACGGTGTAAGTTAGACCTCTAATGGCAACTTTATCTCCTGGATTTAATTGCTCTGAGAATCTAGTGTCTGTACCTGTAATAGTTGGAGAACCTTGAGTTGTTGCAACAATTCCAGAAATTTGATCCGTGCTGGAGCGTCTTACTGCCCACATCGTTTGTCCGTCAAATTCAAAGAAGAATCCATTTTGGTCATCAAACATTCCAACTCTTGTCTGACCACCAAACCAGGAAACTGGTGCTACTGTGATAGGGAAACCAGTTGCTGGAGTTGCTGAAGGAACTGAAGATGCGGTATATTGAAATTCTTTAGGTCCAGTAATTGCTGTAACCGTAAAGGTTCCATTGTACGCTGTTTGATCTGCACCAGCTACTTTAACCTGTGCACCAATTCCAAGGAAATGTTCATATCTAGTTTTTACAGTAACTGTTGTGCTAGATGAAGAAATTAAATCTACTGAAAATACTGGTTTTAGCATAGATCCAGTAGAGAACTGAATGCCCTTGCCTGATTGGTATCGGAAGTATCTACGAGTCTGACGAATAATTTTTGATCCAGGAGCGGAAGACCCAGTTGAGAATTTAACTCCACCATCAAATGGTCTATGGACAGAAACGGATCCTGGTCTTCCAGTTAAAGATTTTGCAATTGCCGTGATTGCACCAGATGGGGCATCAATAACATCAAAAGTAAAGGTATTTGTTGTTGGAGTTGTTTTTACTTCCCATGCACCATTTGGTGGATTAGAGGAAGCAGCTGTAGTTCCAGAAACATAAATTAGATCTCCAATGCTAATACCGTGAGCATTTGTTGTTGTGGCTGTTACTGTACTACCAGATGCTACAAATGCAGAACCAGAGCTAGTTGAAAGAGGAATCTCAGATCCCGTGTAGTTATAAGCTTTGTAAGCAAAAGTTTTTGTTGCGTCAAGAATTGATCCGTTAGTAGCGTTTGCTCTTGCATAGTATGTAAAAGTATCATTAGAAACTGTTGTTGTTGAAACAGCTTTAACTAAATACCATCCATCTGCATTAACATCCAATGTGTCTTGGATAAAGAATTTATCTCCAGCAACAAGACCGTGAGCCGCTGTAGTTACTACTGTTACAAGCCTAGAAGATCCAGTTCCTGCAATTGAAACAAATGTATTTGTTCCTCCAGAAGGCTGTGCAATTGGAGATTGAATATCGTAGTAGCAAGATGGCTTGTTATTTGTAAGGCTTAACACTTCCCATTTAGTTGGCTGAGTTCCATATTCAAAATCAGTATCAATTAAAGAAGTAGGTGTAGAAACTCTCAATTTTCCAACAGGATCCATATAGGACTCATCTGGCTGAAAACTTTCTGCATACTCGTCTACTGTTATTTGGAGCTTATCAGTAGAGGTCATAGCTGCTGTATTAAAGTTTAGTACAACTGTTGTAGTTGGAGCATTGTTTGTGTCAATTGCCGCTGTGTAGCTTGTTGCCTTAAGACTTGGATCTGAAAAATTATAAATTACCTGATTAGTAGTAACATTTGTAATAAGAATCAATCTTTCCCTTGGAATATGATCTGGAATTACAACTGTTCGTGTAGCTGGGTCAAATGTGTACCCTGTTTCAAATAATATCTTTCTTGCCATTTTTTATGCTCCTAATAAAATATCCACTGCTTTGAATGGATATCCTTTCTTTATTGAATTTACATTTGGTCCAAGCATTAATCTTGCATCAAAAGTTGATCCTAGTGGTGGAACTTCAGAGTACGCTATGTATCCATCTGAGTCAACCATAAAGCCTTCTCTTGGTAACATAGATTGCCAAACATATTCTGGAAAATCCACTACTTGTATTATACCATTAATTGTTAAGAGAAGTCTTAAAGGATTGTTTATAGCAACTTGTTCCCCTGCAAATTTTGGAAGGAATCTGCTAGTAATTCCATCAAATTCATATCTCATATCATCTATTGGAACAATGTCTGGTAAATATGGAAGACTTGCAAAAATTAAATCGTCTACATATTCTTTGTTTGCTGCGTCTGTATCGTCTGTAGGCGATGGAACTGTAACATGTCCAGTAAGTGTCGGATTATTTGTTCTTGCTATTTCAGAATCTATATAATCTTTATCAATTGGGGTTGCTGCCCAAGTTCCAACAGTTACATATCCTAATGTACTAATATTTGAAGGAACTCCAGAATATTGTGCAAATATTATATTATCAGTTCCAACTTTTATTGCACCAGCTGGATTAATAGAAGTTCCACCTTGTGATACTACATACGAATCGTTTGCAGAAACACTTCCAGATGTTACGAATACATAATCTCCTGATTTAATTAAACCACTAGTTACACTTGCTCCATTAAAGTTTACTGCTCTTGTAAGAATAAATGGGTCATCACCATCTCCAGGGAATGATACTACATAAATACCATTTTGTTTTTGATCTGCTTGATTTCTAATAAGAACTCTTTGAGATGATTGAACTTCATCTCCATCTAGAATTAAAGCTCCGTCAACATTTCCAGTTAGAGTTGCACCAACTCCAAGACCTCCAGATGAATCCGATGTTCCATTTACATAAGTTGCATTTAAAGCTTGTTGAGAAACATAAACAACTTCAGGCTTTATGTTAATTCCTGATGCAAGTGAATCAACATAAGATTTATTTGCTGCATGTGTTGAAGTTGTTGGGGTAGGAACTGATATAGATCCATTAAAAACTGTAGAAGGATAAAATGAAACTGTTCCAGTTGCCCCAGCTGTTGAAGATCCAATATTTATATTTGTTTCTGATCCTGAAACTCCACCAGTTCCAATGTTAATTGTTTTTGTAGCAGTTGTTGCGTTTCCAAATAGTGTTGCAGTAATAGATCCAGTTGGAGTTCCACCAATTGTAAGAGATGTTGCAGCTCCTGCAAAGTTAACTGTAGCTGCAGTTGTATTAAACAAATCTAAAGTTGAACTTGTTGTTGATATGGTTGGAGTCCTAAGAGATGTTACTGCTCCTGCATCTGTTGATCCTATTGTTAATGTTGTTGCTGCTCCTGCAAAATTTACTGTTGTTGCAGTACTATTTACTAAATTAAAGGTACTAGTTCCAGATATTAAAGATGTGCTAATTGTTGGAGAAGACCCAGTTATATAAGAATTAGTGTCAATCGTCCATGTATCTGGTCCAGTTCTTTTTAATAGACCAACTCCTGAAGTAATTGCAGAAATTGCTGTAAGATCTCCGTCAACTGGTTGGTATCCAGATAAAGATGATGACAAGGCGTATGTACTTGTGTCATAAGACCACGTTCCTGCTGTATTTTTTAGTAATCCAGTTCCAGAACCAAGAGTATCAATTCCTGAAAGATGTGAGCTATAAGCTTGAACATCTGTTCCAATTACAAGACCTAAAGAAGTTCTTCCAGTAGATGCAGTAAGACCTGTAGATCCTCCGTCCCATTTGTTTCTGTCCGTGTAGGCGGTATCCCAGTTAGAAGAGTTGTTGGCTGTTGTGGTGTATGTTGAATCTGATCCACGAATAAGGATTCCAGATGTTGATAGTGCGGAAATATTAGTAAGGTTTAAATCTTTTGATTGATATAAAGTTGTCGCATTAGTCTGAGTTAAATATGTTGAAGAAGCAGAACTTTGTGTTAAGTAAGTGTTTGCAGCTACAGAAGCACTTAAATATTCAAACAATGTTGGCGAAAGTGCGTCTATTGCTCTTTGATTTGTAAAATATAAATTACCTGCTTCAGAAATTTGTGAAGTGTTATATGAATTTATTCCTAAAAATGCAGTACTTTGAATTGATGTATCTGGAAATACAATTTGTCCAGCATTATTGAATGCAAAGTTTGCAGATCCTGAATTAGTTACAAATGCTACACCGCTATCATCATTTAATATTATTGAATTGTAACAACTTTGAAGAGTTATTGAGCCATCTGTAAACCCATCATGGGATCTAATTACAATTGGATCAATATATTCCCAACCACCTTTTGTAGCAATATTTAT